GTGGACTCAAATATCTCCAGCAGTAGCACAATTGTTTCTGGCAAAAGAAATTGACAATCGTGGTTTTAAAGTTGTGTTTGGTGGTGAAGGTAGTGATGAGATATTTGCAAGTTACGGAGATGTATTTCGATGGAGTTGGCAAGACCCAAAATTGTATCATTCAAAACGAGTTCAATTGTTAAGAGAGTTACATAGAAGTAATTTGATTAGAACAAACAAAGCAATGATGTATGGTGGTACTGTTGAATTAAGAACACCGTTTTTAGATAAAACTTTAGTTGAATTTGGATTACAAACACCAACACGATATAGAGATGAAGCAAATGGTAGGGGAAAAATTATGAAGTATCTTTTACGAAAATCATTTGAGGGTGAAATATCGGATGAAATTCTATGGAGACCTAAAAAAACATTTCAAGTTGGATGTCATACCGATTTTTTAAAGCAAGAAAAAGATAAAATCAAAGAATACTTTGATGAATCATTTATAAAATATGACAATAAATCAACCCTTAAAAAGTTTACAAATGTATAACGATGTATTATTAAAAGATAAAGCTGATATTGTAGAATCCGTTTTAGAAAGATTACCGAATGTACAAGTATTGGGTGCATACGAAAGACCAAAAGATACATATCCAGAAGTTAAGGTTCTTTCTGTTAAGTTTTCAAAGATTGGCAAACAAACTTTAAATAAGTATCCAAATTTAGAATGGATAGTTTGTCGTTCACATGGTGTGGATATGGTAAACTTAAAAGATTGTAAAGATAAGAACATCGGAGTTGTTGCATTATCACCAACTGCAGTACCTTGTGCAAATTGGATTAAAGATAAGATTAAAGAAGATGATGCGGTATTGATATTTGGTAACGGTAGTATCAGTAAAGAGTTACAAAAACACATTGGAAATTTCAATGTTGTTAATACCAAAACTGCACAAGAAGAAGTGGATAGATATTTAGCATTTGCTAAAACTATTGTAATTACACTACCTTTAAATGATAGTACAAAGGGATATTTTGATGATGTATTGTTTTCAAAAATACGAAAAGAAGTTGATATAATTTCTATTAGTAGAGGAGAAGTAATCAGTAATCCTGCGTTAGTTAATTTCATAGCAAGTGGTAAGTTAAAGCAAGGACACTTTGATATGCTAACATCCGACCATAGACCTCAAATAACAGAATTTCCAAACATCAGATATTATGAACACGTATCTTGGAGTTACAATCAACCAATTATTAAAGGTAAGATTGGTGGGTATGTTAATAGTAACTTTGCAGATGATTTGAAAAAACTAATTGATAAATGTAAAGAAAACACTATAGAAGATGCCCATCTAAAAAGACACGAAAGAGTATGGTTTTAAATACAAATACACCATTAGAGGTGTATGAATTGAAAGGTAGAAAGGTTTGGGTTAAGCGAGATGATTTGATGGGTGATGGTGAATCACTACCACCTTGGGGAAAAATTGAAGCAATCTATAATTTAGTAGATAAGTATGTTGATAGGTCAAAACCTTTAACCCACTTGGTAGTAAACGGAAGTTGGTCTGGTTGGGCATTAGCTGCGATATGTGAGGAGTTAGGGATAGACTTCATATATTCGTATCCTGACAATAAAGTAATCAGCCAGGCCCTAATAGAAAAGGTTAAAACACTACACCCCAAAACGATATTCAATCCTATTCAAAACAACATACAGGATATAATGTATGCTCAATTAAAAAATTCATCGGTAGGAAAATGGCAGTTATTACCTTATGCATTTAATGATGGTTTCTATGTTGATTACATGGAAAAAAAGATGGAAAGGGTTTTGGAAGAAAAGGGTGATTTTAAACATTTAGTAGTTTCATCGGGTGAGGGAGTAACATCATCTGGATTGATTAAAAAATTCGTAGGGCAAAGGAATAACTTTTGGGAAAAACCAGATAGACACGCTTGGAGTACTTGTGTTTCATCTTACAGAACGGTCAAAGGAACGTATGTACAACACAATGTATATGACCCAACCAATGTTCATATTGAAAAATCAGAGTATGGATTTAACGATAGGTTAGATAATTTTGAAGCACCATTTCCTTGCAATCAATTTTGGGATATTAAACAGTGGAAATGGTTATCGGATAACATTGAAAAATTAGATGGAGATATACTATTTTGGAACATTGGAGGAAGATGGATTTTTTCTTAAAAAGTAAATGAGAAAGTGCTTGATATTTCGAAATACTTTTCTTATATTTGTATTAATAACGGGTTGAATTACCTTTTAAACTTCATAGAATTATGAGATACTCAAAAAAAATTGATAAGGCTTTGTTAGACAGAGCTAATCTATCAGGTATCGTTCTCACCAAAGAAGAACAAATCAGAAATGTAATAGAAAACTTCAATAACTCATCAAGTACGTGGGGAACATTGAAAGAACTAACCTATCGAGATTTACTGTTTCATTATGAACCTATATCTTTTAGAGATGTGCAGTATAATGTAAAACCTGTAATGTCTACAACAATATTTTTACCATCAAAAGGACAAAGGGGTAAATCTTCGGTAATAAGAACTCTTAATAAGAACGAAGATTGTGGAACATCTACTTGGGATTACGATAGTATTAGTGATGGTTTTATATCTTGGATTACACACAGTTCAATTCCAACTTTAAAAATAAATACAGATACTTATGGAGAATTTAAATTAGTTGGTATATGGGATGGTGAAAGTAAATTTCAATTAGTATGGAGATGGTTTAGTTATTTTACCGATTCAAAAGTATGGAAAGTTCTTGATGAAAAAGGAGAATTTAATGAAGTTGAAAACAGATATATTAAAAATTCTAATAGATGGGAAAACGGTAAAAATTCAGATTTATTAAATCTTTTAAAATTAGCATTAGGTGCTTTTAAAGATGATTTTGTAATTACAAAAAATCAATTTTTAACTGTTAGTTGGTTAAAAGAGAATGGATATTTTAAATTAATTAATTCAATTCTTGATTTAAAACCAAATGTAATATTAGAAAGAAAAAGTAATGGATGTGAAAGTGAATCGTATCATAGAGAAGGTAAACGAGGTGCCGGACAATCGGATGTGAATTTATCAATGACTATGGTAAAAGATGCTTGGCATGATAATGTAGTATATGATAATAGTAAAAATCCAAGAGATGTACATAAACCAGCCATTTTATCCGCATGTTTTGCAAAATCTGATAAAAACAATCCATTTTTTAGAGTAATTAATGATAATATTCATGGTTCTGAATATAATGAATATGATAGATACATTTATCATTTTCTTACATCATGTTTAATTCAAATTAATGGTGCGGATATTAAAAGTGATTATGGTTTAAAGCGTTATCAAAATTGGTTTTATAATGGTTTAGCTAGGCCGTTTGATAAAGGAACTAAAATAGTTCAAGAGACTGTTGCCGAATATATTGAATATTCCGAAAGAAACAAACGAAATGTAAAGCAATTAGAATCCGAATTTCTAAAAGTTTTTAATATGGTTGAAGCTACATTAGGATATAATAGAATTCAAAATTCACAAAAAAATGTTGGGTTAAATAACGAGAAAATAATTCAACTATGGAATACTCATTTACAAAAGGAAACCGAAATAATTAGAGAATATCTTAAAAATATTGGTATAGATAAACCTGGTAATTTAGGTACTGTTAATAAGTTGAGATTACAACAAAAAGAATTACTTTATCCAATATTATTAAATACTATTGATTTTGTATTACAAAACAAAAATCTATCCGAAACACATATTACAGATGTGCTTAATAGAGTTATTGAAATTACAACTCAAAAGTGGTTAGATTTTGTTTGGAATTTTGAAATTGATTTATATGAAGGACCTAAATCATTTTTTAAATTTGAGTATAATATTGATGATTGGAAAGATGTATGTAGAGCATCGGATTTAGATGATAGAAATGATACGCCTACATTTGGTCCATTATATCATTTTAAAGGTGGTAATATCGAAAAAATATATGCAGTTATAGATACATTTTTCATTGATGTTGTAAAACCAGTTTTAGATTTAGAATATATAGATGCATCAACTACTTCAAAAGAAAGATTGAAATTTTTAAATTTTCTTAAAAAAGAAATAAAAAATAACGATTTATCAAATTTTAAAATCTTTAATACGCGTGATGGAATACTTCGTAAAGTTGAAGAATTTGATGTTGGGCATTTAGAAGCTGATTCGGATGGTGGAGTTCTTCGTGATAAAATGTGGATATTTGAGTTTAATAAAGATAATAGACATAAATTTAAACTAAATCAAAAATCATTTGACTTATTTTGGAAAGAAATGATTGCAAATTGCAATGATACTCTAAATAAAAGAAAGATTGAATTCATTGAAGATAGCGATAATGAAGCAAAAGAAGAAGATTACAACAACGCAAAGAAAGCACGAGAAAATTTAAAAATTGTACTTTCTTATTTTGAAATTGAATATAATAGCAGTTATTCTTTTAAAAGTGGAAATGTTGTTTTAGATTCTTATGTTACGGAATTACAGAATAATTAATTATTAAGTTATGTATATAGAATACTTTAACAAGTTCAAAAATATGGCTCCATACCTTCACATCAATAGTGAAGAGTGGAGTTATATTAAAAGCACTTTTGACAGAGATGATGTAAAAGACTCTCTTGCGCAATTGTGTATGGAATACGAATTACCGTATGCCGAAATCACAGAAACCGAAGCTAGAAAGGAATACCTTGCTCTCAAAGGAACTCGTTACAACGAACTACTTAAAGAGGGTGAGTGGTTTCCTCGTAAAGCATCGGAAAGTAATTATCCTTTAACATTCAGAGGTAAGAAGCAATTTGTAAAAAGGTTAAACACTGGTAACTCTGCATCCAATTTCTTTCAACAAGCAAATCGTTGGAGTGTAGACGGCACCGTTTCGCCAGGTCCTCATAGAACGTGGGCAAGTAAGGATTTTATGACGTCTTTAATGGGTGGGTTATACACTCTTAAATTTGATGAAGTAGGAAGAAACGAACTACGAGTTTGTTTGAGTTTAAGAAAGTACATTTGCTCACAATTTAAACCCAATGTTGCCAAAGCACTTTACGATATGGTAGATGCAAAGAATGTGTTAGACATTTCGGCAGGATGGGGAGATAGATTGTGTGGATTTATGGCATCTGAAAAAGGAGAACATTATGTGGGTATTGACCCGAGAAAAGAAAATCACCCAATTTATGAACAACAGGCCCAATTCTACAAAAAACACAACGGTTTTTTCGAAACAGATAAAAAAGCTACATTCCATTGCTCACCTGCTGAAGACATGGATTATAGTGAGTACACCGATTATTTTGACATTGTTTTCAGCTCACCCCCATATTTCAATGTTGAACGATATTCTTATGACGATACCCAAAGTTGGGTTCGATACAACAACATTGATGCATGGAATAAATTATTCCTACATAAAACAATCGAAAAGGTTTGGCCTACTATTAGAAAGGGTGGGTATTTAGCAATTAACATTGCAGATGTATACGCATCTTCTAAAGGAGATGGTAAAGGATACCAAGAGATAACAAACCCTATGAACGATTACATCAAATCATTGGGAGGTATCTATGAAGGGTGTTTAGGGATGGAGATGGCAAAGAGACCAGGTTCAGCAGGTGCAGGAGCAATTATAGAAGGGGATGAGGAAAGATATACAGAAGAAGCTTTATTAAAAGCGGAAGAAGCAAAAAACAAAACATTTTGTGAGCCAGTATGGATATGGAAAAAACCATAATGACTTGTAAATACCAAAAAAATATATTATATTCGTAAACAATTAAATTTTAAAAAACATGAACAAAACAAGAATTACAAGATTTATCCAAAAGTACAATTTGGCAGGATTAGTAGAATCGGTTGCATGGAAAGCAGCAGATGGGAAATTGGTTACTCGTTTTATCTCCGATGATAAGACGGTATTAGGTGAAATTCAACTAGATAATTTCACGCAAACAACACCTAATTTAGGTATTTACACAACATCTCAATTGACAAAATTGTTATCAGTTGTAGGTGATGATGTTGAACTGGATGTTCAGCAAGTTGATGGAAAGGCTGTAAGTCTATTTATCAAAAGTGATGACACAAAAGCTCAATTCCAATTAGCGGATTTAGCAGTTATTCCATCAGTTCCGGATTTGAAATCTCTACCAGAATTTGATGTTGAAATCGCATTTGATGGTAAATTTATTGACAAATTTATCAAAGCTAAAAACGCACTATCTGATGTAGACACATTTACCGTTCTTACAAAGAATAGTGAATTGAAACTTGTATTAGGTTATTCAAATGTAAATTCAACTCTAATTGAATTTTCAGTTAACAAAGATTATAGTGAAGAAGTTAAACCTATTTCATTCTCCGCAAAGTATCTCAAAGAGATTTTCTCTGCAAACAAAGAAGCTACTTCGGTAGTATTAAAAATATCTACTTCAGGATTGGCGCACGTTGAATTCAAAATTGATGATTTCACTGCAAACTATTATTTGGTAGAAGTACAATTAACCGCATAAAATGAGCTTCAACTATACAAAGAAGTATTTTTACGAAAGAAACGATTGGATTTATTCGCCTGAAATAAATCTTAAATACGAAGATGTATTGAAAATGCCATTCACTAAATTTGGAGAGTGGGTGGCATTCTTTCGTAAAACTGCCGTTGAAAGATGGGCAGCTACAAACGCACCTCCAAGAATTGGTATAGATGAAGCGGAAATCATAGAAAACTTTTCTAAACTACAAACCTATAAAGTAGATAAGTTTGAAGAAAAAGATGATGATGGTAATGAAGTAATTTTTAACTTCAATAAATTCGCTACTCCTGTAAATCAATTTTTTCCTGCAATGTATAAGACTGGTATTGGTGGTTCTTCATACGATAAACCAAAACCATCCATTTATGATATATTTGTAGATGATGCATATTTGCCAGAGTTTATTAAGCAAATGCGAAGATTGACTAGGCAAGATGGTATGTATCGTTTTTCTAAAACCCTACACTTAAATCACAAAGATTTTCATAACTCACATATTCAGAGTGGTAAGGAATGGATTGAAAGATGGGCAGCGGGTGAAGTTCAAGAAGGACATGGATTTTGTTTATCACAGGCAGATAGTAAAGTTCCATCTCCACCAATTACTGCACAGGAAGTAAAGGATTTATACAAAGCAGGTATATTAAAGTATGAGAATATCTCATCACTTAAAACTGCGGATTGGGGAGATAATATTGACAATTTAGTTGATATTCCAAAACAACCTATACAGATTAAAACATATCCGTTTGGTCAAACTATCTTTCCAGAAGCAACTGCAGCATTCCGTATTGGTATGGGAACACAGGCAGCAGTAAATTTTCCACCACTAACTGCGAAGTATCTGTATCAAAGATTTACAGAACACATTAAAACGCAAGATGTAATCAATGTGTATGACCCATCCGCAGGTTGGGGTGGTAGGATATTAGGTGCATTGAGTGTGGATGATAGAAATATTCATTATATTGGTAATGACCCAAATACTGAAAATTTTATTCCTGAAATTCAAAAGACTAGGTATGAGTATTTAGGTGAATTCTTTAATAGTAAAGTACCTGGAGCTGCAAATCCATTTTGGGGGCATAAATCAACGTATGAAATATTTACAACGGGTTCTGAAATAATTCATTTAGATGCCAGATTTGAGAAATACAAAGGTAAATTAGATTTTGTATTTACATCACCACCTTACTTTGATAGAGAGAGATATTCAGATGATGAATCTCAATCATTTAAGAAGTTCAATAACTACGATAGTTGGAGAGATGGATTCCTACTACCTACTTTAACAACCGCGTATGAGTATTTACGAAACGATAGATACATCTGTTGGAACATTGCCGATATTAAAGTTGGTTCTGATAAGTGGTTTACTTTAGAACAAGATTCAATTGATATATTGGTTGAATTAGGAATGGAGTATAAAGGTAAGTTGAGAATGACAATGTCTCCAATGACTGGAGTTGATTTGAGTGGAGTGAAAAATAGTATGAAAATAGGTGGTACATCCTACAAATATGAACCAATCTTTATTTTCTACAAACCTTAAAAATAACAAATGTATCAGAACATATTTTACGAAAGAACCCAAAATCTTATCCATCTATGGGATGATAAAAATGGTTATCAAACATTCCCATATCGAAAGTATGCATATAAGAAAGACCCGTACGGTCAACATACATCAATGCATGGTGATAGATTGACTCGTATTTCAAAGTGGGAAAAGGATGAAGCTGAAGATTTGTTTGAATCAGATGTACCCGAAACCACTAGAGTATTAGTTGATATATACGATTCCGACACTCCATCAAAAGGAAACAGAACAATGACCTTTGATATAGAAGTTGAAATGGTTAGTGGGTTGCCTAATACTCAATTTGCACAAAATGAAATTACTGCAATAGCATCACATGATGGTGTAACTAAATTGTACGATGTATTTGTATTAGATAAAGCAAGGAAAGTTAAAAACAATGCAAAACAATTCAGTAAAGATGGTAGAGATGTCAAACTGCATATTTTTGATAATGAAAAAAATCTTCTAATTGCATTTCTTAATTATTATGAGGAAGTCAATCCAACTATTTTAACAGGTTGGAACATTGACTTCTTTGATATTCCATATCTTTACAATCGTATTAAGAATGTATGTGGGGAAGGACATGCTAAAAGATTATCTCCGATTGGACAAACCTTTTATTCACCTTACAGACAGAAGTGGAGTTTTGCGGGTGTATCTATTTTGGATTATATCAATCTCTATAAGAACTATAACTATGGGTTAGAATCATCCTATACTCTAAATCACATTGCTACCAAAGAATTGGGTAGAGGTAAGGTTGAGTATGAAGGAAGTTTGGATGATTTGTTTGAGAATGATTTGGAGAAGTTTATTGAATATAACATTGTCGATGTGGACTTGGTTGTATCAATGGATGAGAAACTTCAATTCATTGAATTATGTAGAGCGATTTGCCACGCAGGATTTGTTCCGTATGAAGATTATATGTTTTCATCGAAGTATTTGGAGGGAGCATGTTTAGCATATCTTAAAACTAAAGGGTTGGTAGCACCAAACAAACCGAAGGATAGGAAAGAAAAGATGCAGGCACTTCGTGATAATAACGAAGAGAAGTTTATCGGAGCTTATGTAAAAGAACCCATTGTTGGAAAGTATGATTGGATTTATGACTTGGACTTAACATCTCTATATCCATCAATCATTATGACCCTAAACATTTCACCTGAAACCAAAATTGGAAAGATTAAAGATTGGGATGCCGAACATTGGGTTAGAGGTGGAAATGATAGGTATACGATTGTAGGTGCAGGTGGTGATACATATGATTACACCAAAGAAGAATTAAAAGATGTAATCAAAGATAGTAATTTAGGAGTAGCTGCAAACGGAGTGTTGTATAATCAAGATAAACCAGGATTGATTGCAGATATTTTGGATACATGGTTTAAGCAGAGGGTTGAATTTCGTAAATTAGAAAAACAATATGGTGAAGCAGGTGATACCGAAAAGTATGAATTCTATGCTAAAAGACAGTTGGTACAAAAGATTCTTCTAAACTCAATGTATGGAGTATTGGGATTACCAGCATTCCGTTTCTATGATATTGATAATGCAGAGGCAGTTACGATTACGGGTCAGACTGTAATTAAGAAAACTGCAGAAATGGCTAACATCAAATATAATAAGGAGTTAGGTACGAAAGAAGATTATAATGTATACATCGATACTGATTCCATTTATATGATGGCAGAACCATTGGTAAAACATCGTTATCCAGAATATAAGACATTTGACCAAAACCGAATGGCACAGGAGGTCAACATTATAGCCGATGAAACTCAATCATTCCTTAATTCATTTTATGATTTATTAGCGGAAAGATTCTTCTGTATTCCAAAAGATAAACACAGATTTGAAATTAAGAAGGAATATATCAGTAAAGCAGGATTTTGGGTAGCAAAGAAAAGATACGCACAATGGATGATTTTGAAAAATGGTATCCCTTGTGATAAGTTGGATGTGAAAGGATTGGATGTAGTTCGTTCATCATTCCCAAAAGCATTTCAGGATTATATGTCCGGAATGTTAAAGGATATTCTTATGGGAAAAGATAATGATTATGTTGATAAGAAGTTATTGGATTTCAAAAAGAGTATGATGACTTTACCTGTTAATAAAATAGCAAAGGGTGGTGCCATTAAGGAATTAAGTAAATACGATAATGGTAAATGGAGAAAAGATAGTGGATTACAGATTGCTAACTTTGAGAAAGGAACTCCTGCACACGTGAAAGCAGGTATATCATACAATCGATTGTTGAAATTCTTTGACTGTCCGTTTAAGCACGAACCAATTAGAGATGGTGATAAGGTTAAGTGGGTGTATTTAAAGCAAAATCCATTAGGATTAGATACAGTTGCATTCAAAGATTACAATGACCCAAAAGAGATTATGGACTTCGTAGAACAATATGTAGATAGAGATATGATTTTCAAAGCAGAATTGGAAAACAAATTAGATGATTTTTATAAAGCATTGAAGTGGGAAAAAGCATCAACTGAAACACAAACTGCGAAAAAGTTTTTTACATTTTAATTATGGAAAGTTTAAAATTTTGGAATCCAAATGGATTTGATATAGCAAGTTATAAGTGGCTATTAAAAGAAAGAAAGAATAAAGAATTATTAGGAAACGGTTCAGATGCTGGAACTTGTTATTATACATTCAATGAGTTAGGATTTAGAGGTGATTCACCTAAAAAGAAAGGATTGAAAATAATGTCAGTTGGATGTTCTCACACTGAAGGAATAGGTGTACATGATAGACAAACTTGGTCACATTGTTTATCTAGAATGATACCAAATGGTGTTGATTTAAATTTGGGTATAAGTGGTAGAAGTAATGATTATATTGCCAGAAGTATTTTAACTTGGGTAGACGAATTAAAACCATCAATAGTATTGGTGATGTACACATATCCTCATAGGAGAGAATTCTACAGAGATAATGGTGATGTAGAACCATACCACCCAAATCCTTGGGGATATTTTGATGAAGAAAAAGAAGGTAGAATGATATGGGCTAATAAAATTGCATCATCAAATGATAAAGAAGATTTTATAAATTGGTATAAAAATCACCAATTAATAACTTATTATTTGAAATCAAAACAAATTCCGTTTATTTGGAATGGTACATTTGTTGGGACGGAATATACCGATGAAAGTAGATTTGATGGTGATTATCCAAATTTTAAAGATAGTCACACACATGCAACATCACTTCAAAATGAAGAATACGCAAAAAATCTATACAAATATATTAAAGAAAATTTTGAAATATAAAAAAAATAAACTAAATTACGAAAAATAAATTATATACAATGAAAAAGCAATTAGAATTATTTCCGGAAGAGAAATTACAAAATCAGGATGCAGATATTATTGGTGTATCTGAAGCAACTCCAATCGCAGATGTAGAATGGTGTTTTCAATTTTTTAATAATGAGCCTATAGTGTTTGCATGGTCAGATGAAAATTCAGAGCCATCACCATTAACATTACGAATCCAACCAATAGAAGGACAAGGATTAAATTTTCAACAAAATGGAATGCAGTTCACAATCTTCCCAAGACCAATTTCGGAAGAATCAAAATTAGAGAGAGAAAAATCTAAAGAAAATAACTAATTATTATGAGCTTTTTTCAAAACGATATTAGTAAGAGAGAGCATAGTTTGTGGGTGGAGAAATACCGCCCACAAACACTTTCCGAATATGTAGGTAATGAAACCGTAAAGGAAACCATTCAGCAGTATTTGGATAATAATGATATTCCACATTTGTTATTACATGGTAAAGCAGGAACTGGTAAAACCACACTTGCAAAACTAATTGTAAATACAATCAAATGTGATAGTATGATTATCAACGCATCGGATGAGAACAACGTAGATACAGTTCGTAATAAGGTGAAGAACTTCGCATCCTCTATGGGATTTGCAGGATTTAAGATTATCATTTTGGATGAGTTTGATTATATGACTCCAAACGCACAGGCAATCTTGCGTAACTTAATGGAGACATTCTCTAAACATTGTAGATTTATCTTAACGTGTAACTATCACGAAAAGATTATTGACCCAATCAAAAGTAGATGCCAAACATTTGCAATCACACCACCTACAAAGAAAGATGTTGCAATTCAGGTTACTAGAATTTTAGATGCTGAAAAAATCAAATACGATGTTAAGAATGTTGCTGATATTATCAGTTCATATTATCCTGATATTCGTAGAATCTTAAATACTTGCCAATTACAATCTGCAAAAGGAGAGTTGAAAGTAGACCATCAAATTATGGTTGAATCTAATTTCCAAACAAAATTGGTAGATTTGTTAAAAGCAAATGATGATAAGAGAAATATGTTTATGAATATCAGACAAGCAGTTGCTGATAATAGATTAAACGATTATTCGGAAATGTATTCTATGTTATATAGTAGAGTTGATGAATACGCAGCAGGTAATACTGCCAATGTAATCTTAACTATTGCAGAAGGATTATCCAAAGATGCATTAGTAGTAGATAAAGAAATAGTGTTTATGAGTACAATTATTCAAATTTTAAATATTATAAAATAATGGAACAAGGATTACCGAATGGTGTCAGCCTAAATGATGCGAGAGATATGGTATGTGAATGTGGAAATAAAACATTTATGCCAGGATATAGATTTAAAAAATTAAGTAAAATAATGACTGGCAATGCACAAGATTCAATCATTCCAATTGAAATGTATCTTTGTACCCAGTGTGGAAAAGCATTGCAAGAGTTATTACCTTTGGAATTAAGAGACACCCCACCATCAATAGTATAATAATGGCAGGAAAAAAACTATTTGACCATATTGCTGCAATCACATCGGAGCAAGACCCAAAGTATTTTGATAAACTTACAGAGGAAGATGTTAAGTCGTGGAGCAACTTTATGATTAACAGATTTCTTTCTATGAAACCAGAATGGGTAGAACTGATTGCAACTATATTACCTTTGACTCAAACATTAGAACCGAGGGAAATGTATAAGTTGTATATCAGTATCATACCCAAAGGCAAGTATTATCTAAAATACATCAAAGGAAAGGGAGAAGAAAAATACGAATCATTTTTAGTTGATTTAATTAAGAAAGAATACGATTGTTCAGAAAGACATGCAATAGATTATGCTGAAGTCCTATATGCAACCAGAGAAGGTAGAGAGCATATAAAATATGTATGTGAGAAATATGCCGTTGATAAAAAACAAATTACGAAGCTAAAATTAAAGATTTAATGTTAGGTAAAAAATATTTGGTAGCAAATGGGTGTTCCTTTACGGAAGGCCATATGCTAGGAAATGAAGGAGCATGGCCTAAATTTTTAGGAGAAAAACTAAATTTAGAGGTTGTGAATATAGGTAAAGGTGGTAGTGGAAATGATACCATTACGTGGAGAACTTTAGAATTTTGCGAAATCAAAAAAGATATTGCAGAAAATTCATTATTTGTTATTCAATTAACAGAATGTTTGAGATACCATGTCTATTATGATGATATGCGAACCCCACCACAAGAATGGCATGTAACTCCATTATGTTTTCAGAGACATATGAATTCTTTTAAAGATGGTAATGGTGCATCAAAATGGATTTATAAAAATAAAGATGAATTGATTTATGTATACAACAACATAACATTTGCATTATATAAAACATTTCAAAATATACTATCACTAACTTCTTATTTTGAATCAAAAGGATATCCTTACATAATATTTGATGGTATAAATGACCATAAACCATTTGAGCATAACGGAAATTTTTATCTAAAAGAATCTAATTCTGATAACATAAATGAAGAATTTAAAATAAAAACATATTTTGAAGATTTTGAAAGGTATATTACTAGAAGAGAAGGTGGTTATGTCATTAATGAAAATTTAATAAATAATGTATTTAGTAATCATTACATATTTAAACAAATTCCAGCAATGCTTAAATTCTTTTTTGATAAAGGTATTACCGAATTTAATGATTGTGACCATTATTTTAAAGGAAATTCAGGTCATCCAAATTTAGAAGCGTGTGACATTTGGACTGATATATTAAAAAATTATATTGAAGAAACATTTGGAAAAACGAAATAAATTGTGTATATTGTATTTAAATAACACACTATGGCAAGAGTTTCGTTTTCCCAATACAGTATGTGGTCTTCATGTCCCCATCAATACAAACTGGCTTACATAGATGGTTTGAGAGAATCATCATCTAGCATCCACACCGTATTTGGTTCTGCAATGCATGAGACTTTGCAAGAATATTTAAGTAGATGTTTGCGTATTTCTAAATCGCAAGCAGATAAGAATATGAATACAAAGGAGTTTCTCAAAGAAAAAATGAGAGAATCCTTTTTAAAAGAATCAAACGAAGGACAAAATCCAATATGTTCCAAAGAAGAGTTAGTTGAGTTTTTAGAAGATGGTAATCTTATTTTAGATTACTTTCAGAAGTCTAAAAATTTCAACAACTTTTTTTCATTAAAAGATGATGAGTTGATTGCAATAGAGCAACCAATCAATACCAAAATTGCAGAAAATGTAAACTTTTTAGGATTCATTGACTTTATTGTTAGAAGTAAATCAACGGGTAGATACCGTATTACGGATTTCAAAACCTCAACTAGAGGCTGGACCAAAACCCAAAAAGCAGACTCGGTTAAAAGTACTCAATTACTTTTATACAAAAAGTTTTACGCAGAATTACTAAACATATCAGAAGATATAATAGATGTAGAATTTATTATTTTAAAGCGTAAGGTATCCGAAAATACAGATTATAACATTCCTCGTATCAGTAGACACGTACCTGCTAGTGGTAAACCATCTATGAATAAGGCATGGAAAGGGTTTACTGAATTCGTTAATAATGTGTTTGACCAGAGTGGTGAATATAATGTAGATTCAAAATATCCTAAATATCCATCAAAACTTTGTGATTGGTGTGAATTTAAACAAAGAGGAATTTGTGATGGAAAAATATAAAAAACAATAATTATTTATAAAAAGAGTTATGGCAAAAAAGAAGATTTTATTATTATC